TTATGAGTTAAAGAACCAAAGTTAGGATTTCTTAAATCTATTTTTAATAATTTAGTATTTCTTTTTTCATTAACTACTAAATATAAATTACTTTCATAAGCTTCAGCCGATAATATTTGACAATTCTTTAAAGTCCAAGTTGACCAAGAAGATTGTACTTTTTTATCAGCGTCAAAGAAATACTTATAAACACTCAAAGTGTTTGCGTTAGTTGCTGTTATATCACTACTTGGTGTATACGCAGTATTGTTAACTGTGTCTAAAGTATCGTGAGTTAATACAACTAAAGTATCTTCTACATTATTAGATACAAGTTTATAAGCATTACTTGGAATTAATGTTTGTACTCCAATAGTTACATCTATTCCATCATTAGTTAAAGTATCATCATCTGCAAAGTATTCTGTAATTGCAGTTTTATCATTTCTATTTTGAGCAAAGTAAACAAACTTACCTGCTGATTTTGGTGCAACTTTTGTAGCGTGGTTGAATTGACTTGTTTTAGTCAACACAGCCGTTGTTGGTGTTACACTATCTCCTGAAGACTCTAGAATATATTGAGACTCTTCTGAAAATAACAATAACTGTTCATTAAAGTCTATAGAGTTATAAAGTTTGTTAACTGTTGTTCCTGCCGCAGCAATATCAATAGGGTCAGTATCTAAAACATCTGTTCCTGTTGTTGCGTAGAAATTATAATAAGACGCATTTTCAGATAATATTAAATTTTGATTTGAAATAATTCCTAATCTGTTTTGAAAGAATGTTAAATTATTAATTTTATTTCCTACAAAACTTGGGGCAGGGTTTGTGTCAGCGTCACCTGCAACTCTGTCTGTCCAAGTTTGTTTAGACATACTAAATGTTCCGTTATTATTATTAATTAATGCGAAAGGCATTGTCGTATCATCTAATCCAACTTTAACTCCAGGTGCAACTGTTTCACTCCATACACCATTACCTACAAATTTTACATAGTAATCTGAAAGTGTATCACCTTCATCACCTGTAATTTTTACAATCATATCAGTTTTACCGTAGAAAGGTAAATCTGCAAAATCATTGATAGCGTCTTTTATTGCATACATAGCTTGGTTACCGAAACCGTCAGTAGTCTCAACTGTAAATGTTCCACTACTGCAAGTCATGTAAATACTATTTCCAAATTGTGTAGTAGTAAATGTCCCTGTAATTCCACTATAATTTCCTAATCCTTGAGACGTACTTAATGTAGCCCCTGTATCAGTTCTTATAGTTTTAAATCCAATTCCATCAGCCGAACTACTCCAATGTGATGAGCCTGTACCATTAATTAATATGTTAGCAATCTTTTCAGTATCTCTAAACTTACCGTCTGTTGAAGCGTCATTACCTGTAGGCATTTGAAATAAAACTTCTATTGGATAAGCCCAAGTTGAATGATTTAATTTAACACTATATTGTCTGCCATATTGTGAACTTTTAACATAAATTAAAGTCTCTTGTACTTTAGCTGCTGTTGTTGTTGAATCTTCAGCTACAGTAATTGCTTTGTTGGCGACAAATGTATAGTCAGCAATGTTTACAAATTTTAAATTTTCTAAAGGGTTTGTTGTTGTTAAATATGTTGAAGCTCCTGTACCCATAGTTACAGTTTTTTCATTACCTTCTAAGTCATATACTTTAACAGCACCGTTTGTAAATACAGCTACATATTGATTAGAACTATCACGGTTAATCCAATGAATTGCAGAGTTGTTTGGAAAAACAGTTGAAGCTAATAAATTTTTTACAAATTCTGTTGGTGGTCTTTTAGATAGACCGTCAATTATATTTGATTGAAAATTGATTTGGCTCTCAGCTTGTCCTACATTTCTTTGTACAGGATTTTGCTGACTGATACCGTTAATCAGATTTGGAATTGATTGCGATACTACAGTCATGTTTACCTACTTGAACGTTTATGTCCTCTATTAACAATGTAATTCATATTATACTCATCTTTAAGTATATTTGCGTCCATTGCTCTAGAGTCTGCTTGTTCGAATTGAACGTGAGCTTCTTGTTCATCAAGCGTTGCTAATTTAACTAAAGAATCTGCACCGATATATCTAGCTGCAAACCGTCTTGCTGCCTTAACAGTTATATATCTTCTTGCATATTCAGGAATGTGTTCAAACTGTTGAATCATAGTTTTATCAACTTGAACAGGTGCAGTTGTAAAAACATCTGTATGATTTTTTAAGTCGTATAAAAATCCATTTCTTATTGTGTAAGAATATTGATATTGATAAGGTGCTGAAGGTTCTAAAGCTACACAGTTAGTTTCAAGAGGTACTTTATTAGCTGTATCTCTAGTTAAAGTAACTTCTAAATCTCTGTTAAAGAACCACCCTTGATTTTGTACACTTAAAGAAGTCTCATCTAAAATCTGTTTAGCGACAGCTACATCTGTTCCAATGTTTCCTGTTATACTTGATACAGGTGCTTCACCAATAAAACTTAACATAGTGTTTATTGCCTGTAATTCTGTAGTCGCAGTTATTTGTGTTGCCATGTTTACTCCTTAAATTTAGGGGGTACTTAGGGTCACGTGTCCCCTTTAATTGCTTTGTACGTGTCTCTATGGAAGATTTTTTTTAACTAAAAGGGGCAAAAAGCCCCCTTTAGCCTAAATTTCCAATTTAAGTGATTTTAATAGTCTTCTCTTTTTTCTCTTCAGGAAGCTCTTGTTTAAGAGTAATCCTCAAGATACCGTCTTTTAGTTCAGCCTTATCTATATACATAAATTCAGCTAATCTAAAATTCTGAGAGAAAGACCTTTCGCCAATACCTTTGTAAAGGAAGTCTGATTCAGATTTTTCCTTCTTACCTTTTACGGCTAAGATATTTTCTTTAACAGTTACCGTTATGTCTTGTTTAGTAAAACCTGCAACTGCCATTTCCACTTTGTATTCACCATCTTTAATCTTAGATATATTATATGGTGGATAGTTTATTGGCTTGTAATTTTCCAGTTCATCAAACAGAGAATCAAATCCTACTGTAAAATGTCTGAATGGCGTTAAGTCTAACGTCATATTTTCTCCTTTCTATAAGCGAGTTTGCGACTGAGGGGATTTCTCCCCTCAATCATTGTGTTGTTACACTACCGTTGATTACGCTTCTTTGATTCCAACAGCCGCTTCTGGTCTTAATACGCCATGTCCCATAGCATATTTAGCAACCATTAACGTGCCTTGTCTTCTAATATCGTATTCCATTTCAGTAGCTAAGTCCATTAACTTAACTGTACCAACTGCTGAAGGGTGACATACTAGACCTTCGTAATTTGTCAAGTTTACAGACTGAGGTGTTGAACCACCTTGAGTAGCTGAACCTGCAAATACAGAAGATGTTCCTACGTCAGATTTTACAAAATGAGGGCAAGGTTTCAATGTGATACCTGCAATCTTTTGTACTTTACCTTCTGCAATCGAACCTTTACCACTAAAGTCAACGTTGATTGCGTTTGTAGCATTTGCTAATTTGTAATACATTTCAGGGTCTAAGAAACATACTCTACCTTCACTTGGAACGTAGTTGTTATCTAACGCTTTAGCAGCGTCAAATAATGCAGTAATGAATCCATTAGCTGAAGTAGCAGCAGTAGCATTTGCTATGTCAGTATTTGTTATAGTTGTTCCACCGTCACCACCTGTTACGTTGGCGTTTGCTTGTGACGCTAAACCAATAGTTTGTAATACGTGTCTATCTTTAGTAAAAGCTAATGCTCTTCCTATTTCTGTAGAGTAAGCACTTCTTACGTCCCAATGATTTTTAGCCTCTTCTAAATTACTTAGAAAAGCGTGTGATATTAATAGGTCATTAATTGTAATAACCTTTTCGTTGTGATTAACGTCCTGTCCGTTTATCTCAGCACCAGGAGTATGATACTCAGCGTCAATTCTTCCCATTACTGGAAATGTTGCTGATTTTCCTGAAGCTATAGAACGAACCATTTCTGAACCCTCTGTAACTGAAGCTCTGTTGAAAGAAGTAATAACTTCTCCAGCAAAAACTTTCAGAAACAGGGCGTCTTCAGAACCGGACGCATTCACTCTGCCTATACTGGCAGGAGCTGCGTTTGCCATAATGTTCTCCTTTGTTATAGCCTTGTTATTGATTGAAAGCTTTCACAAAACTTTAGTCTTTCACAATGATTGTCGTACCTCAGTACGGTCAAGTTAATTGCTAATTTATTGTGTCAGCGAGTTGCTACCTATAAAGGTAACACAACTATTTATTTTTTGGTTTAGGTTTTGGTTTAGGTTTCGGCTTTGGTTTGTATTTATTAGGCATTTATTTTTTATCCTTTTTATCTTTTATTGATTGTTCACCAAGTTTATCTAATTCAGCAATTGCTGATTTCGCATGAATCATTTTATCAAAATTTAATTTTAAAGTTTTCATAAAGTTATCATGGTCAGCAACGCCTACGGATTTTTGCAAAAATGTATCTATGATAGCCGTAGTCTCTGCGACTTCGGCTTCATATACTTTTCTTAAAGCTAATAACCACATATTATAGCCTACTATTCTTTATTTTATTCTGAACATCTAAACGATAAGCGTCATCTTTCGAATATCTTTCGTCAGACATTGCAGCAGTAACTTCAGCCCATGACCTATAACCTGGGGCATTTGCTGCGTTTGCTTTGTTAGCAGATTGTAAATTTGGTTCACTACCTGTTGCATTTTGAAAACGAGCATTAAGACCTGAGATTGCTAAACGAGTAGCCTCAATGTCTTTACCGTTAACTGTATTATTATAAGCTGTAATTTCTGTTTCTGTTAAATTGTCAACAGCCCAATCCATCATAGCTTTATAACTTTCATTGCCACCCACTTCTTGTTTTAAAGTGTTTGCTGTTTGCGTAGCAATTGCTTCTTGTCCTTTAATGAAAGCGTCTACGTAATCTTTTGGAATACCTGCTTTCTCTAAAGCTTCATAAGACTTGTCAGCTAACTGACCTTCCTTACTATATTCTTGTTGTAAAGTTTCTAGATTTAATCCAGCTTTATCAACAGCTTCTTGAGCGTTTTTATCTATGGATAAGTCGCCTTCTTTTTTATCTGTAGGCTGTTCTTCTTTATTAGAAAGTTTAGTCTCATTTTCAAAAGTTTTGTCTTGAGAACCTAACTTTGATTCTAACTCACCATAAGCTTTTGCCATATCTTCGACATTTTTAAATTTATCAGGAAGCCAATCAGGTCGCTCTTCTGATTTTAATTTAAACTGTTCTTCAGTTTTGCTTTCTTCCTTCGGTGCTTCTGCACCAGTCTCTTTACTTTTTATCTCTACTGATTCGACCATTTGTTATACTCCTTAACTTGTCGGTTTTGTCACATTGTCTGCAACTTTTGGTGCTACAGCTTGAGCCGTGTCAGCCATTTGTTGCATTTGTTGTTGTTGCATTTGAGCTTCCTGCTCAGCTTGTAACTGTTCAGGACTCTTTATTAAGCCTTCAGTATCAATCCCTTGTGCTGTTGCTAATCTCTGAATTAAATCTTGAGGATTTAACAACTGAACTATTTGAGGATTGATTTGAGCGAGTTGACCTATTTCTGCAACGAACTCTCTAAGTTTCTGTAAGTCATTACCACGTCCAAGTGCTTCAACACCTGTAACAATAGTTGGCTCAACAGAACCTTTTGGTAATTTAGGAATTTCATTTTTACTTCCCATTCTTACCATTAGTAACTTAACAAGAGGTAATTGTAATTCTTGTGATAATAAAGAATATATACCACCCATTGCAGTTTCTAATTCATTTGCCATGTAACGAATTTCTTGAGCCGTTACACGTTCAGCTTGACGCTGAATAGCTGTGTTTAATAAGAAAGCATAAGCCATTCTTTCTTCTAGTCTTGAGACTGCTTTCTCCACAGTTTGTAAATCATAAAATTTGTTTGCTTGTAATACTGAAACATCATCTTGGTTTCCAGTTATAATATCACCGTTACGTGCTATTGCTAAATCTCTTTTCTTTGTTGTTGAATTTGGTTTAACTAAGAAAACCATTTTAGAAGACGCAGCAGAAGATTCTACTAATGATTGCGATAAACCTTCTAAAGATTTTAAGTCACCAATATATTCTTCAACATAAGAACGTCCATAATCTTCTCCGTCTACTCTTACCATTCTTAAAGGTAACCAAGGTAAACGGTCTTCATTATACATTCCTGTTGATGATTGTATTTTAATTCCTTGTACTTCTTGACAAATATAAAATTTGCCATTTGGTAGTTTGTAAATGTGAGTATATAAATCACAGTTGTCGTTAGACTTAATGTCTTTTTTCGACATTGCATTTATTACTTGCTCTTTAGTTTCATCATCTAAAGATAAAATTGATACACTTTCTTTTACAACTATTTCTAAAACATTTCCTTCACCGTCTCTTTTACATACATATTGGTTTAAGCCATATACTCTCATACTTCCTTCTTTTGGAATATGACATAATACATTTCCACCAACAATTAAATGCTTTAAAGCTTCGAATGAAGGTACACGTATAGCCAAAGATTCTATCTTCGACATAACATCACGCTCAATTTTAGAGAACGATTTTTCTATCGCTGTCTTTAATTGAGGTTGCATATCGATTTGTTGTTTAGCTTTCCCTTGAATTGCTAAACGGAAAAATGGTTGATTTGGGGGAAGTAGTAATAGTAGTAATTTGGAAGCTAGGTTGTTGACACCTCTACTACCTACTGATTGGAAGGGACTATAAAAGTCACTTGATTGTGTTTGATAATTTTCAGGGATAAGAGTTGGAATTGTTAATTCTGAACACTCTCTACCTCTAGTCAAATAATGTTCTCTATTTTCAGACAGAGAATTGTATCGGCTTTCTGCATTTTTATTTACATCAAAACCCATTACATCTTTTGTATCTGCCATTGTCTATTCCTTATACTGTTGGATTTGAACCAGGAATATTAAGGTCAGTTTGTAACATTGAAGTTCCCTTTTTAGATTTCTTTTTCTTTGCAATTTCTAAAGCGTCCTCTGAAGCTAACTCGATTGTTGGAGATAGTTCGTCAGGATTAGCCATTGCTCTAACAGGTTGAACTTGTGATTGAACCTCTTGTTGGATTTTTCGTCCACCACCCATACACATAATTTGACTCCTCTCTTAGTAGTTAATTGTTAAATCTGAAGAATGTGAAACTGAAGATTTTTTCTTCTTGTTATCCACTACAGGAGTTTTATCTATCTCTGGTGGATTATCTTTAGGGTCAAAAATATTTCCCTCAACATAAGTCAATGTTGGGTCAGGTCTTTCGACAAACTTCTGACTTGGTTTTGTTGTTCCACCTAAGCACATATTATTGTCCCCCTAATAAATTATCTTCACTTCTTTTCTTTAAATCTTTGAGCCAATTAACCACACTTCGTTGACCTGCTTTAAACCAAACTTC